TTTCAATCGTACTAGCATCTTTAGTCTCCACGACGTACACGAGCCAGACCAGTAGAGCTACAGCCAGTTCCCTCTTGTACGTCTTCATACTACGATAGGAAAAGCTTACGCTCTTCTTCCCTACGCTTCGTGAGACCTTTGAGAGCCACACCCTTCTGTTTATTCCAACGAAGGAACTGATTGGCTGCACCCTCGTAGTCACCAGCGTTAAGGAGACGTAGGAGAGTGCTATTGGCGAAGCCACCCTCCCCAATGTTGAACACAAGGGACGACAAAGCATCGAACTGGTTCTGCGTAAGGGGAACGACAACAAGCTTGTTAACAGCCTTCTCGACCCAAGTGATGTCTTTACGCAGGAGTGACTCAGCCTGACCCGCAGTGATCTTCATACCCTGTTTTGTCGTATGGGTGTGACCGTAGCCAATGGTCCATACGTCGTTAGGGGTCGGCATGTAGGCTTCCAGACGGAGACCCTCATGCTTCTTAATGATGTCGATGTTATGAACCTTCATGTACTTCTCACCCTTACCGAAGAGATTACTGACCCAAGCCACCACGGATAATCCACCCTACTGCTGCCATTACGAAACCACCACCGACGATCCAGAGAATCTTAGCTAGGTTGTCGTTAATGCTCGTTACGTTCTTGTCGATCTGGTCCATTTTCTGCTCAAGGAGAGCCAAACGCTTATCCATCTCTGCTATTTCCTTTTGAATGGCTTCTCCGTCCATTTCATTCCCCTATGTATTAAGCGTTAGCGCAGGCGCAGCCGAGTACTCTTAGGCAGAGCCAAGTCTACGAGCCGAACCGTTCTTACGGATCACGTAAACATCACCATTGACGACAACAGTGTCTCCCGGTTCAAGTTCCCCACGTTCCTGTGCTGCAACGAACTCAGCCTCAGTCTCATAAGACTTATCAGGGTCACCAGCGATCTCCTGAATGAATGCCTGTACGTCTTTGTCGACAGCGATAGCAGGGCTAAGCTCACTTGCTCCTTGGGTTCCCGTAGGGGTTTCAGCCGGGATAGCTTCGGGGAGAGTAGCGTCAGCAACAACAACTTCACCCGTCGTTACAGGGGCTGCAGGAGCGCCACCAGAGGGCATAGTCATGGGTGCGCCAGAGGTAGGTGCCACGGCTCTCTGAGTAGCCTCTCCTGCGCGGCTAGCGACAGCATTAGCATCAGAGGGACGACCAACGGTAGGCGGAATAGTTCTGGTGTTGTTGTACTTGTCCAGCCAAAGGTTAGCGAACTCACCTGCAGTCATGTCGGCATTACCACCGTTAAGACGTACAGCCTCAGCCCCGACGATATCAACAGCCTTAGCGGTAGGGTTGCTCAAGAGCCTACTAGCCCCTGTGCCGCCTTGTTGGTGCGCGAGGTAGAGTTCAGCCCCCGTAGGTTCACGACCCAAAGCTGCAGTCAGCTTACGTTTGTTGTCGACAGCCAGATCAACTGCACCATCGGTGGCCTGAACGGGGTCGAACCTATCCTTAACGCCGTACTGCTTAGCTGTTCCGTCGATGAACTGGAAGAGACCACCTGCCGACGACTTAGGGTTCTTAGCGTTAGGGTTGCCTTTGGACTCAATGAATGCAGTACGCTCAAGATACCCCTGCGGCAAACCGTTCTCAGCCTCAAGGGTAGAGAAGTCCAAGCCCAGGGCGTCCCCAATGTTATTCGAAAGGGTGTCGTCCCCTGCACTACCTTTAACTACGTCTTGCCCAGCGCCACCAGAAGGCACCTCAGCGCGAAGGATATCCATAGTGGACTGACCAACAGCACCCAGACGACCAAGGACAGTCATCTTGTAGTTAATGTCGTCAATGATAGCCTTGTTCTCTTCGGTGAACGTACGAAGCTTATCACCGGGAGTAATGGGACGACGAGCAACACCAACGGTAGCCCCTTGGAGAGGTGCTGCTTGATCCGTAGCGGAGATAACAACCTGACCATTCTCGCTGATACTGATGTTCACACCGTTAGGTGCTGCAGCATCACGCAGGTTACCAAGGTCGAGCATAATGTCCGACGACATAAAGCTTGAGGTCTCGGTAGCAAAGTTAGTATCGGTTGCAGAACGACGTACGATAGACTCAGCAGGAACTTCAAAGTTCTGACGCCATGCAGCACGGTTCCAACGGGTAGGCCCTTCGGTACGCTGCAGTTCACGGTGAGACTTGAAGGCACCGCCTAGTGCGACAGAAATCTCAATGTCCTTCTGATCCTGCGTAACTTCCTCGTAAGTACGAGCGAGGGTAGACTGACCCGACATGACAGCGACAAGCTCAGTGAAGGCATAACGCGCATCAATGAGGTCTTTCTTTGAGGCTTCTTGGAGAGCACGGTTGGCTTCCTCAAGGCGACCAGCCATAAGTTCTTCATTGAATTTACCTACGGGACCAGATAGGGACGCCATAAGCTGAGCAGATAGGGCGGGGTTGGCTCCAGAGAGTTTAGCGAAGGTAGAGAGATACTGAACGGGAACACCAGCCTGAGCCATAGCGGTGTAGCCTTCACCCTCAAGACGCTTCTGGATCGTAGCTGGGTCGACCTCGTTGGTAGCCCAAGTAACGGTGGTGTCGTAGGTATTGAAAACAGTCTTGGCCCAATCGTCAGGAGCGACACCAAGATTGTTAGCATCAATGCCAGTTTTCGCAGAGATATCCTTACGGAACTTGTTCTCAAGAGCACCACGGGCAATATTGGCGACAGAAAGAATGTTACGCTGGTTAACAACGGTACCACGGAGTTCAGGGATAAGCTGGGTGATACCTGTGTCGTCAAGATTGAAGGAAGCCGTAGGGTCGGCAGCGATAGCAAGGGTAAGTTCGTTCACACCCCGAGCGAAGATATCTGCCTCAGTCTTGGCCGACGTAGTATTGGTCTTCCAAGCATCTGCCGACAAAGTAGCGTAAGCGCCTTGAGTCTCCACCTCACGTTTAATACGGGCATTCTCAGCACTTGTCGTCACCCACAAGGCCCGCTGTTGAGCGATGAATGCTGCACCCTCTTCCTCATTGGTAAACTCTTGTGCTTTAGCGTTAGCGTAAACACCCTCAGGAGAAGTCAACCAAGATTGTTCGATAGAGTTCTGAACACTCTGTGATGCCGTCAAAGAACTCTCGTAAGCCGACAACTCTTCGTTGATACCAGCTTTAGCTGCACTAAAGACTTCTTGACCAAACTCAGGGTATGCCTTAGCAAACTGGCGAAGCTCACCCATAGTTGCTTGGGCAGGGTTCCAATCAGGTTTACTGACAATCTCACGGAACTCACTTACACGAGCACCAAAGAGTTCGTTCTGAGTAGCCGCACGTTGCTGAGTTGGAGCAGAAAGGAACAAGCTAGAGAGGCTAGCAAGACCTTCCGCCACAGGAGCACCACCCTGTCCCTGAGGGATGATGGGGTCCATAGGGTTAACTTCTTGTTGAACAGGCGAAAAGATAGCCATCTATAGTGTCCTTGTCAGTTATTCAGCAAAGCCGGACTCACTACGAAGAGCCTGCAGCATCAGATCATCAGTAATGGGAGAGCCTTTGGGGGTGAAGACTAGTCGGTTAACTCGGACTTGCTCAGCCGGAGACATCGACGAATACTTCATAGCGATAATTTTAGCATAGTTTTGAGCTTCTGTAAAGTCCCCTCTACGGTAAGCCTCAGCGTAGCTGTTTAGAGCACGTTGGATACCTGACGCAGATTGTTTGTCGAAGAACTTGTCGTAGCCCTTGAAGGTGTTGAACTTCCAAGCCTCTTCGATACGCTCCACGGGAACACCAAAGGCGACGAAGATAGACTCAGTTGGGTCGTCAATACGGTCAAGGAAGGCGTTATCTCTCGTAAGGACTTCACCATACTTGAAAGCAGTGTAGGCGTTATAGGCTTGGTTAGCCGACGAGAACATACGGGCAAAGCGTAGGAGGTCATCTTTAGTGGGGTTAGTAACCTCAGCACCAGAGAAGGCACCTGCAAGGTTCTTAAGCACTGAGAAGCCTGTGGTAGTAGCCTGCCAGCCAACCTCAATGGACGGACCACCCAAGAACTCAATAAGGTTCTTCTCCGCTGCGTCCTGCATAAGCATAAAGATACCGTCGCTGTTGCTCAGGCGGGACGACAAAGAAGACTCAACACCAGTAAGTTCAGTCAGAAGGGTGTCGACCAAGCCCTTACGAAGAGCACGGTAGACATCAGGGTCCATTTCGGTACCCATGTAGTGGCGATAGGCGTCCATAGCGAAGCCAACGGCACCCCAAGCAGAGGCACCGAAGAGAGCCGTATGGGTCACTGCCAGACGATAACGTTCAGCATCCGTGAGAACCTTACGCCCCTTGCCACCGAAGGTACCCGAGAAGATAGCTTCGTTAACACGGAACATGTAGGACATAAACTGTGTCGTCGGGAGTTTTTCAACTGGGGTACGAGAAGCACCCGTCATACCTTGCGTAAGGATATCCTGACGGTTAGTGATCCAACGACGACCAGCTTGGCTGTTAGGAATAGCACCGGGGAACTTCTGCAGATACTCAATGTAGGCGGTCGAGTAAGCAGAGATACGAGCGATAAGTTCGCCTTCGTTAAAGAAGAGACGACCAGCACTACGTACAGCCCCTACGCCTTCACCGACAGCACCCATGATGCGAGAAGCTTGGTCAGCGTCAGAGCCAAACTCAGCGAGGCTAACACCTACGGTACCCCGTCCGCTGCTCCTGAACATGTCAACCATCTCGAAGAACTGGTCAGCATTCAGACCCGAGATAGGCTGCAGCAAGTCACCTACACGACGGATAACCGCTTCATTGCCGTTAGCGATAGCAAAGCGTACGGGACCGTAGAGGGCGACACCCTTAACACCTGACATGCCACCGACAGCCATGATGTTGAAGGCTTGAGAACCCTGAACGTAATACTGCGCTGGGTTGAACATACCCAACTTTGCGTCGAACACGAAACCACGGAGAGCCGTAAGGGGGTTGTTAGCGTGGATATCAGCGACAAAATCAGCAGATTTAAGGAACCCTTTACCGTAGAGGAAGTCCGAGACGTTACGCATGGTGGATTCCCAAGCAGAATCACCCCAGCCAGTCTGATCCATACGGAAGAGAATCTTCTTCTGCTCAAGAGCCAGCTTACGACCAATGCTTGTCGTCGTGCTAATCTGGGCCGTACGGAGTTTCTGCTTAAGAGAAAGGTTCTTAAGATCAGCCGTGTTGGCCAGAACGTTCTGTTCGATAGCAGACTTAAGGAAACCATTGATCGACGCAGACATGTAGGCACGTTCACTCTGGGCTGCTACACCACGAGCGAGAGAGCTTTCGATAGCTGCACGAGAACCATAGGTCCGATTGGTAATACCACCGTAACCCATCACGAGTTTGTCCCTACGAGCACGAGGGTTCATAATGGTCATGTCGATAGCTTGGCTGTAGCGCATACCACCATAGCCAGAGATAGACGAGTCGATAAGAGCCTCACCATCACTAACGAAGTCAAACTTAGTACGGAGATCGACACCAGCTTCGTCGGCCCAATCAAGGAACTTGGTTACATCATATGCGTCGGTAAACCACTTAGAGTTAGCCGCGATCACATTGTTAGTGTCTACGTCATTCACTAGAGAACGAGCAGCAAGGCGGAAGTCATCAGCGGTAGCAAAGTTGCCAGTGATCTTAGCTTTGATTGCGTCGATAACGTTATTGATCTGGGTCTTAGCTGCCAGAGCCTGAGCTTCCGTACGGACACCCATCACAGTAAGAGGCGACACCTTCACTTCGGTACCGTCTGCGAAACGTTTGGTACGCTCTTGCTTGACGTAGTATTGAATGTCGAACTTACGGTAGTCACGAGGACCACCAGCGTTACGTACGAGAACGTCAGAGTGGTACAGACGACGAGTGACTACATTCTTCCCGGTCTTGTACAGAACGTCCCCATTGAAGGCTTGGTGCGACGGGTCGTAGTTACGGTACACGACAGTACCCTGAGGCAACTGCGCGGGGTCGACAAGAGATTGGCTGTCTTCGTCCCAGATACGAGCGTTAGCAGGAACGTCTTCTGCCTTTGTCGGAACCATACGGTGACCCGAAGTATTGTCGACGACAACCCCATCTGCTACTTGACGTTTGAACAGACCGTCAGCCTTGAACATTGCGTCGACATCAAGAGCTTCTTGGTAACGAAGGTACATGGCCTTCTGGGCGTCGGTAGCAGGCTTCTTGTATTTCGACAGAAACTCTACTTCAAACTCTTTCTCACTCAAGGCAGTCCGACGAGTAGCCAAAGAGCCATCACGGAGTTCGTCGAAGATACCGAAGACTTCACGCTGTTCACCACGGCTGTTGAACTTACGTACCTCGTCAAGGTTGCCCTGAATGGTAACCCGCCAGACCTCACGAGCAGACTCACCTTCCTTAAGGATAGCGTTCAGACGAGGGGTGGTCTGAGCCAAAGGGGAGCCTAGGTATTCGACAAGAAGACCTTCGCCAAGATCATCAACCTCAGTCGACGTATAGAGTTGGAGGTTCGACAGATTAAGGTCTCGGGAATCGACAGGGATGTTGTTCGTCTTGAGGACACGCCAAGAGTTAGGAATGTCACCGGGAACAACTTCACCACCCAACTGATCCGCAAGGTTCTGTGCGGCAGTACGTCCGTTCCTACCACGGAAGAAATCACCCTTCTGAGTACCGTAGAATTGCTGGAAGTAAAGGTTCTCTGTGTCGTCCTTCACAAGGTCAGCGTCAAGGAACCGGGTGTTACCTGCATCAACAGCATCCTGACGTGCAGATGCCACAAGCTTACTCTTGAAGGTAGTCAGGGTTGCGTCGTCAATAGCCCCACCAGATAGGCTCGTGTAACGTAGTGCTGAACGGAAAGCTTGGCTCTCAAGCTCAAAACCCTTGACTGCAGCGGCAGAGGTGTGCGACCACAGTTCAGCACGAGATGTGGTAGGCACCGTGAAGGATGGGCTTACGTGGTTACCGTAAACGACAGAAGGGTTAACAGGGTTGTCGATAATACGAACTTCCGACAGAATCTTGTTGACCTGAGCCGGGTCGTTAGTCTTAAAGCCAACCAGACGTGCAGCATCAGTGGCAATACTCTGGGCTACACCGAGAGCACCACGACCAAGGACACCAGAGGTAAGGGCAGTTGTCGTTGCCAGAGCCTTAGCCTGACGGACAGTGGTAGCCCCTTTGAATGCAGCACCACCAGCAGCCGTAAGAGTGTCCAGAGCACCAAACAACTCTTGGGTCTTAGCGATGCTGCTTTCGGAACCTGCGGCTGCGACAGCAAGGGCGTCTTGAAGGTAGAAACGGTTCTCTTCCGTAAACAAACCTTGGTCAGACATTTCCGTAAGCAAGTTATTCATCTGCAGTTCGAAGTCTGCGTCGTCCATGTTAGCGTATTGAAGTTCAGCGTATTTGTCTGCGTACTCTTTGTTCTTTTGAGCCACGAACAAGTTCTGAGGTGACGACACAAAGAAGTCTATGAAGTCAAAGTTGGTGTAGAAGCTTTCGTCGGAAGCACTAGCAATACGCTTCTGAACGATGTCATTTGTCTGCAGTACACGTTTGATTCTACGGACAGAGTAATCGCGTAGAAGAGGGTCTTGAGACGAGAGCATCGCAACGACAGACGGAGGTACAAAACGACGAATAGACTCAATGCTTTGGAGTTCTTCCTGCAGAGCCGTAATCTGCCCTTGAGTATCTTCCTCAGGGTTAGCGATAGCTTGGACGACAATAGCCTGTTTGTTCGATTCAGTCTTAGCATCAGCAGTCTGGTCTAGAGCTACTGTTGCTTGGCTTTCCACCATAGGACGAATAGCCTCTACTTCTGTGTCGAAGAGAGAACTAAAGAGATAGGTTTCAGCCCGCTTTTGCTTCTCGGACTTGATGGTCGTAAAGTTGAGGGGAGGGCCAAACTCTTTAGGCTTCTCCACGCTGGTTTCAGGCTGAGGACCAAACTCTTTAGGTGTCGTCGTGATTGCCATTGTATTAGCCAAACATTTTCTGGAGACGAGCAGGGCCGTTGAATGCTTGGAAGACGTTACCACCAATTTGAGCAACAGAGCCAAACATACTAGCCTGCTGGTTAAACTGAGACGCCCGAATACCAAGGTCCGTAATGTTTGACGACAAACCAGAGAGTTGAGTACCGAACCCTAGGTTAGAGCCTACCTGAGAGCCAATGGAGGCTATTCCGCCACCAGACACAGAGGAGCCAGCAACACCAGCAGCTTGTGCTGTGGCAAGACCTTGAGAGCGTCTAATCTGCCCTTCGCGGATAGCTGAACGCTGCTCTCTTTTGTAGACAATCTCTTGTTGTTTTTGCTGTTCTTTTGCAATCTCAATTTGAGTGTCAGCGGCTCTCTGAGAGGCTTTAGCTGCCTTCTTAGTTCCGACGATAGCTGCACCCGCCCCTGCCACTGAGGCAACTGCACCGATAACTGCTGCGACTGGACCCATTTCTATACCTCGTATCTGTAGACGCTAAGGTCGTCTTGTTTGGCTACATACTTAAACTTTAGGCCATGCAGTAGCCGTTTGATCTTGATGTTGTCGGTTGGAACTGCAGCCCAGAGGTGAGAGTGTCCCATAGCTCTTAGAAAGGCCGACCAATCTTCCAACTGAATTAGCATATCTTGAAAGACTTCTTTAGTGAATTTGTCGATATCTCTGAGGTGGACAATCACAAAGTCTTCGTTGTACTCAAGCCTAATTATATACCCGTCAGCCTGAATGATAAGGTCTTTAGAACCTCTGGTTGACTGCATTGATTACACCGTAACCGAGAAGAAGGAAATCTTTGCCTTGCTCACTTTCAAACCGAAGACGTACAGAACGACCACGGCCACGGAGCTTAAGGCGGCTAGAGATAACTGTATCTGGATAGCCAAAGTCTGTCAAGTCGCCGGGGTTAACGATAGGCGTCTGTTTGTAACGGTAAGCCTGCTGAGACACACTGGACGCCGTGGTGCTGAAATCCCAGTATGACGACACAAGAAGAGAGGAGGGGCGAATAGGTTCATAGCCTGACTCTGTAGATTCCCAACCCTCTTCCGTGACCCGCATGTATGTCACAATGTAGGGAGAGTTCTTTTGTCGAACAACGTCAGAAATAAAGTCGTAACCAGCCTCAGCAAACGACAAGTAATTGGTCGTACCCCAATCAAGGAAACTCTTACCAGAGAAGGTACCCATCGTAAGTTTACCCGTTGCACCATCTCTAATAAGGAGAACAGTAGCTGGGTCACCCGTAGCAAAGTCTGAAAGCTGGGTCGACACAATATCGTCAGAGCCTTGAACCACGTCGTCCCCTGTGGGAAGAACAACGTCAAGGACAAGCTCGTCAGAACCGTAGCCTGAGTACACCACAAGAGCCATGATGTAGTCCGTCGAGGATGCCTCGTCAGAAACTTTCCAAGGGTAGAACGCACCCAAGGGGATATCAAGGATCAAGAGATTGTTTAGTTTGTTAGCATTAGGCTCTGCAGCGTTAGGGTAGGCCCAGTAGATTTTCTTATTCAGTCGGTCGTACGTAGCCTGAACGAGAGAACGAGCGTTAGAGCCAATCTCGTCCCAGAAGGTCTGGATCGTAGGCAGGCTGATGTTTTGCTCAGTAGGGTTACCACTTACCTCGTCGAATTGAAGCGTATGGATACCCGTCTTGGACCACCAGAACGGAACACCTTCTGCCTCGACAAAAGACCCAGCCGTAAGCATCCCAGTATACGACACACGACGCAGGGAGTACTCAGTGGCACGGAAAACGTTATCGACACCATTGATCGACCACACACCGTTCTCAGCGAAGATAAACAGAGTTGCCCCGAAGGCGTAGAGGTACTGGATATTCACAGCGTCAGGGATGCGGACGACACCACCATCGGTATCTAGCAGATCACTAATGTCTTCTGAGGTTGGGTCGTTAACTTGGAAACATTCACCAAGCTCACTCAAGGTTTCAATCTGACGCGAGAAGAGAATAACACCCGAGTTCTTAGCCGACTCAAGACCAGCGTAGAAGATACGACCAGCAAAGGATTCGACAGACTTGAAGCGAGAGGTCTCAATATCTGTGGTGATGCCTGCGATGCCTGAGGCTGCACTACGATCCTTGTTGAAGAAGTTAAGGATGTACGTTCCGTTGCCAATAAGGCTGGTACCAGAGAAGATGTTCTGCCACTCAGTCTTCGAGAAAACACCCGAGGAATCCTTACCTGCGTACCACGGGAGGGTCAGCGGGGGGTAAGCACCATAGGCAGAGAGGGCTGCAGTACCTTTAGTACCCGACCAACCAGCGTTAGCGGTATCATACTTACGGGCAGTAGACGCAGAAGCAGTGGCAATCTCTGTGGTGTAAGTGCTTTTGTCGCCCAACCATTCAAAATCACGAATACGAAAACTGATCTGGGTTGTCGTCAGAGCACCAGTGGAATTGTTACGTTGAATGTAGATCGTGTTGATAGCCGGGGAGGAGACGACAAGAGCACCATTGATGGATGCAAACTGACAGTTAGCGTTAGCAGCGCCGACACCACCTGCGACTTCGTAGGACGACAAATTGACAGTTTCGGCAATCTCGTGAGACGAGTAAGGAAGGTCCGACTTGTTATAAAAGCGGAGCGTAGAGCCAACCTGTAGGACAAGAAATTCAAGACCTGACTGGCCCCCTACGTTCTCCCAACTACCCGTATGAAATCGAGTAGAGGTGCTTACGGTAAACGAAGACAGAACACGACTATCCTCTACTTTAGCTGCAAGCCTACGACGACGTGAACCATCCCGACGCAGATCACAGTTAAGTTCGTCGACAGAGGCATCAGCCGGAAACGTAAGCTCGGTACGCTCGGTAATGAGACCCTTTACGAAAGTGTTAACTACCTTCTGAGACAGACTTTGGGACATCTTTTAACGCTTTCCGTTCTTCTCGTTCTTTGGCGAAGTTCTCACGACGCGCACCGATAGTCTCTTTCATGTTCCGAATGTAGTGCTCGACAGCTTCCTTAGCCTTTGGGATAGAGGAGTAACTACCACTTAGCTCTGCTGGTGTCGGACCCTTTTCAGTAACAATCTCGAAGAAGATAAATCCGCTACGGTCTTTCTGGATCGTCAGGGCCGTAAGCATCTTTTCAGGGCAACGACAAATACAGATTTGCTTCTCAGGGTATTCTTCAAACTCTACCAATTCAATTCCTGCCGTAGTGGTTGCGTACGTTAGGGCGTTTAGTGCGATACATGTCATTCTGAACGTAGGATTTCAAACGACGAGCAGCTTGCTCTACCTTAGGGTCCGACCCAGACTTGAAGAGGGAGAAGCAAGTGGACTTAGCCTCAGCAAGAAGGTAGGGCAGCATGGTGTCGTCAAGATCAGGGGTGAAGCTGTCAGCGATGGTGAACGTAGGATAAACCGTACCGTAGGCCCGAGTCTTAGAAGCCTGCAGAATGGTCTCTACAGCAGCATCGTAAGCATTCATCACGATGTGCAGGTCATCAAACGAGGTGTAGTACGTAGGCATCCGATCTTTGAAGATAACCAACGAAGTGGATGCTGTAGCATCTGGGACGACAAGAGTGCTGTCGGGGTTATTATACGGCATCCGCTTGAGGAAGTCCAGAGGCTCAACGAAGCTAATCTCTTGGTAGTTAACGCCACCCTGTGTGTCGATGTTGTACGACAAGTCCACGATGTCACGGGTATTCGTAGGGTACTGGAAATGGGTGGGACGTACGGACGACGACAAAGAAGTGAGTTTAAGAAGCTGTTGATGCTCAGGGATGTTACGTGCAGCAATGATGTTGTAGTACACGTCCTCAATGACTGAGGCAATCTGCTGAGCTTCTACGGTGTCGCTGATGGAGTTTACAGCTTCAGAGTCCATATCCGAAAGGATCGAACTCACCATCTCCAAGAGTGTCTTCTTCATTACGATGCGATCCCACTGATGCGGAGGTAGCCAGAAGCAAAGTTAATGGTGGCCGAAGAGTTGGCCTTGATGAAAACTTCAAGGTAGTCGTTAGTTGCTAGGGTAGTATTAAACTTGAGGGCCATAAGATGCCACTCCCCAGACGCAGCAGTAGCAATCATTCTGCTACCAGTAAGTTCCGTTCCATTCTTAAACAAAACCATCTCAACTTGACGTGAGGTACCAGAAGACTGCTGAATGGAGAAGATAGCATCCATAGAGGCATTAATGGTTTCGGTACCATCGTAACGCACACGAGCGTTAGGGGACGACAGACCTGTAAAGCCATTATTTGTCGATGCGTTGAACGTAGGGTTCAGGACCGTATCGGATGTAGTAACGGAATGTGCGTAAGGGGAACCAGTGGAGAACGTCAGGTACCCACCGAAGATACGACTATTCTCTACCCAGTCTCCCGACCCTGCACCATCGGCTACGTAGATTTGACCAGCGAGAGCCGTAGAGGCACCCTTGGGTTCATGCAAGTAAGGGTCCGTAAGGGTATTATGATTAACGTTTGCGATGGGACCAGCCCCTCCTTAGAGCAGTTTGTTGCCTTTAGCGAAGTTTATGTCAGACGGAAGAACTTGGAGATTCCACGGAACATGAAGGCCACAAACAAGTTTACCTTGCAAAGGAATGATGTGGTCAACATGGTACTCTTCCCCGGTTACTCTACACAAATCTTGCGACAACCAGTAAAGATTTAGAATTTCTTCCTTTTGACTTTCGCTTAACCAGTCCGGCGTTGCGTTTAGTTTTACAGATCGTCTCTTAGCTTGGTGGTAAGCTCGAAGTGGCATATTTTTATACCAAACTTCTTTGTTACTCAGGTAGTATTTACGACAAGCCTCTTTATTCTTCTCTTTGTCCCTAGACAACCTTATTGCTTTAACACACTCTTTACACTCGTACGTAAGACCAAGAGGCTTATGCTTGTTCTTGTAGAACTCAGATAGGGCCTTCTCTGACTTGCACACACAACACAGTCTGACGTTAGCCATACTAGGGAGTCCTTAGATCAGTTTATCTCTAGGGTATCTGAACCCTACGTTAGGTGCCATAGCTTATAGAGATATAGTATATATCCATCGGGTGGCAGCTTAAGCTTATTATACACTGTTTTGAGAATCTGTCAAGTACAATCGTAACAGACCATCAAAGTAGTGTGGGGTGTCACACTTAAGCAACACCCCTCGGGTCAATTACTCGACCTTGATGTACTCGACGATCAGCACAGCCGAGCCAGCGGTGAACGCAGCCGTACCGTACAGAGCGCCAATGTAGACCGGGGCCGAACCCACGGTAACGACACCAGAGACCTGAGCACCGTCACACTGCACCACGTCACCGTCTGCGTCGATAGCAGTCAGAGCGATAGCAGCATCAATGCCGTCAGCATCCACAGCGGTACCAGCAGCGTTGTAAGTACCAATGGTCAACGTAGCCGAGCCACCCGAGGTAGCAGCGTCAGTGATAACCAGATCGGCATTCACGATGATAGCACCAGCGGGGATCATAGCTTCCAGCGGGTCGATGTTCGAGGAACCAAACGACGAACCAAGAGCAGCCAGCGACAGCTTCTTGGTGATGACCTGACGAGCACCGCGAACGGTGACGCCTTCGTCGTTAGCGGAGCCTTGAGCACCATTGGTCAGAACAAACAGACCATCAGCGTTAGTGTAAGACATGTTATATCCCTCCTAATTACACGTTGGTTTTCGTGATAACACGAACCATGTTCTCGGGACGGTACAGCTTAACACCGTAGCGAGCAGTCGTAACATACTCGTGACGCTGGAAGTCTTTGTTGTACTCGTAGTCCACTTCCGGCATCTGACGCCATGCACCGACAAAAGCCTGAGCAGCGGGAGCAGCCGAGAAGAACAGGTTAACCTTGCCGTTGTCCGACGAGAAGTCAACGTTACCGGGCGAAGCAGCTTTGTTGGTCAGAGCCGAATCGGTTGCGGTAGCAAGGTAGTTCGAGGTATACACGTCGAAGCCGTACACGTTCTTCACGAAGCGCATACCAGTAGCGATGCCATCAGCGACAACGCCTTCCCAACGCGGGTTATCCGAGACCGACACAAGGTTGGTCAGGGTGTTGATCGTGTATTCAACCGAAGGGTCAACGACAGCGATCAGGTTGGTGTCGGGAACGTTAGCCTTCTTGAGAGCGTAACGAGCACGAGCAAAGTCAGCAACTGCGATCACAGCAGCCGAACCCGAACCAGCCCAACGGTGGCCAACGCCATCGACAGCAGCTTCCGAGTTAGCCGACACACCAGCTTCAGGCGCAGCAAACGTGGTGGCTTCGAAGTGAGCCATGATGGCCCGCTCTTGTTCCGGCACGAAACGCGACATCAGTTCAGCCGAGTAGAACGAATCCTGCTCTGCTTTCTTGGTGATGTAGGTAGCCGACGACTGGTACTTGTCAACGGTGAAGGTGAACTCACCAGTGTCCATCGGACGGTAAACAACGGCAGTATCTTCTGCGTAGTTGTCGACCTGAGCTTGGCCAATCGACGGGATCGTGAACTGGTCACCGTCAGGGAAACCTTCAAGCATACGCACGTAGCGTTGTGCCATCATTTCGTCGCGCAGAATTTCCTTAAGCTCCGAAGACCATACTTCCGAGCGAGTAAGGAGACTCATGTTGGCAGTAGTCATAGCCATTTTAGTCTTCTCCTAGTTTATGGTTTCCACTTATTCCCAAGACGAGCAGCATCATCCATCATCTGTCGTTGAACCTTGGGAGTATAGTAGAGGGATTTACTTTCCCGACGAAGCTTTTGGTAGTAGTCAAAATTACGCTCCGCCGAAGCTTGCATGTTGACCCCTTCCGTGCGAACCGTCCCCGACACAATAGGTTGGAAGGATTTCTTCGGTTCACCAATCAGGTTGAAGAAGGCGTTAGGCGACTCAGACGCTAGTTCCTGCAGACGCTGCACAGTCAAGCCAAGTTCTTGGGCTTTCTTCTGGACAACGGCAGGGGCCTCAGTACCGTAGGTCTTCTCAAGTTCCTGATCGACAAGAGCGAGGTTCTGCTTTACAGTATTATCTCGGTCTCGTGCAGTCAGAGTTTTCTCAACAAGGCTCTTTAGGATATCCTCACTCACTTGCGGCGGGGTATTGCCATCAGTATTAGTGCCACCGTTATTATTGTTGTTAGCCGCTGCAGGTTTCACGTTGGTGGGCGACATGGCCTTGGTCTGCAGTTCTTCGAGTAGAGTCTTGGCGTAGTCCTGTTTCTGGATATCCTCACGCATCTGCGCGAGTTGTTCTTCCAGATTTTTAATGTAGCCATCAGCTTCGAGTTTGCCTTTGGCCAACACTTCAGGGTCTTTCCAGTTCTCTCCCTTAGTGGCGACGAGCTTTGCTAGATAGGACTCCTGTTGTTCAGCAGTCATCTGTGGTGCTTGGCTCTCTTGACTCTGCCCAGTTGGTTGCTGAGCTTGGTCGAACACGTTTGTCAAATTGTTAGTCCTTCTGGTTAGAAGATAGGTCGATTAAGTTGAGTAGATCGTCGAGAACAGCGTTATATTCATTCACGGCGATCTGTTTGTATTCCCAACCGGGGGAATAATCCCGAACAGCTTCCTTACGGACATAGTGCTGCTCTAGAATTTCACGTAGGTCGTCGAAGGCATTACGGTACGACAACACTTCTTGTTTGCGTTGGTTCCGATCAGAGTCCTTGACGCCTCTAAGCCATACAGCCTGCATTAAGCACCTAGTTCTTGAGCAAGCATAAGTTGCTCTTGGTTCTGCATTTCAGCTTCCTGAACGGCCTGTTGAGTCTCAAGCTGTTCCATGACGCTAATGTTCTCGCCGTAAAGTTTAGGCTCACCAAGTTCTTCCGACATGATACGAGCAAACTCTTTACCCGAGAGGTGAACGGAAACACTTGGGTCGGCAAGCTTAAGCTGGTAAAGCTGTGTAAGGTTCTGTACCCGACGAGCACGTTCAGCAAAGTGACGAGCACCGATAGCACTGATCTTACCGCTACCAATGATGTCGGTCTTGGTGATGTTACGGAAGAACGTATTCCCCGTGGTAGGGTCAACCATCGACAAAGACTCAGTAGACGACAGATTACGACGACCACATTCCAGCATAGCATTCAGGATAGGCTCAAGGAACGTACGCTCAAAGTGGGCAGTCTTGTGCTCAAAGATACGCGAGGCGGAGTTCTGTAGGCTCTGGACCTCAAAGGCAGTCTTCTCACCGGGCGTACGGATACCCATAGCCTGACGAGGAGCACCAGCCATCTCCTCCATCTTGTTCTCAAGGAGTTGAATCTGGAGGTCAGCTTGAAGGGCAGTGCCATCCGGCTGCAGGTAGCCTACGTCGCCTTCTTCACCAAGGTAAATACGAGCACCCGGTGCAAAGTCAAAGTCTTCTACGTCCCCACGAATCTTCATCACAGGGTAAGCAATCTGGTCGAATACGTCAGCCTTAAGGTTCTCAAGGTGGTCGATACGATACTGCATACCAACGAGGTTATCCAACGGACCCATAGCGTACAGGTTATCGGGACGAGGACGCCAGCCAGCCATAAAGATAGGCGCATGACCCAACCACGAGGGGTTCTCTTCATTGTCCAGAACGTAAGCACGGTCGACAACAGTGATGATACGATCCGAATGGAGTTTGTTGTCGTTATAGTCGAAGATGTCCCCGTAGAACGTAAGAATCTCTACGTAGTCCGACTCATAATATTGTTGGATCGACGTAAAGCCATCAGCAATGAAACCGTCAGCTTTGTTATACGCAGAGTCAGCCGAACGAATAGATGCCCGAGCGTACATCATCTTGTCGATAATACCCTGCCAATGAGCCTTAGAAGGGTCTTTGTCAATCATCCGTTTGATCTCACCAAGGGTAAGAATGTTCTTGATGATCTTAGGGGTCTTATAGAAGTCAGATGCAGTAGGGTTAAATACGATGTCGTAAGGAGAGATACGGACCAGACGAGGGCCTTCGTAAGAAACGGCGACAGAACCATCCTGCTTAATGTTGGAAGTGTTCTCGTAGACTACAGTAGCGAAGCAGTTGCCGTACTGAATCCAATCGTACAGAAGGCTAGAAGAAGTATTTACAAAGTCAGACTGACGGACCTTATTGTCCATGTACGCTTGAATGGACTCGATCTTGTCCTTCTTGTTGCTCTTGCTGTCAGAAGGTTCGAAACGCATCCACTTCTGCTGAGGGAACAGAGTAGCAAAGTAGTTCGCATGGAGGTTGTCCATGATCTGCGTCAGCTTAGGTGTCGTCGTAGAGTTCGACCACGGAAGGGCAGCATTCTTCGTCGTACGTGTGTCCGTAGCGTAGAGGTAGTTACGGAGTTCTTTCTTTTCGACAAGCCACTTGTCACGCAGAGTATTCCACTCGACCCAACGATTAGCAATCTCGACAGCGAGAGTATCGGGGTTAAGCAGGTGCTCAAGTTCGATGGTAGTTCCGGCCATTATGCACTGCCTCTAAATCGTGAGTTAGCCCAGACGATATTGCTACTCTTGCTGCGCTGAACGTTCTTCATAGGTTTCACAGCCATGTCGACAGCAGAGGCAAGCGCATCCTTAACGTCGTCGTGGGCTGGGTTACGGCTAGACAGCTCTTCCTCAAGGATTTGAGTGTTACCGCCTCTGTAGTGCCAGATCGAAAGGTTGTCGTAACGAGGCTCAAGGACGGCTGCGATACGCTCTTCCTTACTACCCTTATTCGGTCGGTACTCTTCGATGGAGATCGACAAACCATGTTGCTTGATGAGTTCTTTAAGCTGCTTCACAATAGCTATCTGAGCCACCGTGACTTCTGCCCTCATCTTTCTGAACGACCACTTATTACTAAGCTGTAGGATATGGTCGAAGTAGTCACTGATGCGATCCGTACGGAAACGATCAATCTCTAAGACGTAGACGTTATTCTCACCATCGACACCGACGACAACCATAGCAGTGTAGTCAGCTTTCTTGCTAAGGCTAAACGCAAAGTCTACTGCACAGTAAACGTTCAGGCGGTGCGTCTTGTAGAACCAGTAACCATTATCAAGGTGGAGATGCTTACGGTCGTAGTACTGAAACTTGTCTGAACCTACGGGTACGTTATCTGGGTCCGTAGGATCGTTGTAGTACTGCGCCCTGAACTGTCCTTTGTCGAGGTACTGCCCACGCTTCTTAGCTAGAATCTGTTGGTCGAAACCAAACCACTTACCGTCTTTACGCTGCTGACGAGGCCACAGGAACTCACCCGTACCATCGCCCCTATCTTCTACTGCACGTTCAAAGATTTCGTAGATGTTCTCTTCGCCAATCTTACCACCGTCTTTGTCGTACTGATCCTCAATCATCTGCATCAAGTCGTTATACAGATCAATCGGGTGGTAGCGAGTACCTACGACCCACTCACGGGCCTCAGCACCTTCGATGGACGACAACAGAGAATACTGGCTTCTTACTTTGTCACGGCCTTCATTAGTGTACGCATTTTCATAGACAACCACATCATCGAGAACTGCAATGTCACAGTGCATACCAGTAAGGGAAGTAGTGAGGCCACCAGTGAAGATGCTAGGGTCACGTACGTTTTCTTTCTTACGCTGAGGATGATCTAACGCAATCTCCGAGGTGGTCCAACGAGTACGCTTACCTTCTTCAGGATGGACGTGCTCAGGCCAGTAACGACGATATACCTCAGAGGTAAAGATACCTTTCATAAAGCCTAGCTGCTTCTCCGCAAGGTTAGCCGTAGCAGAGATGTAGAGCACACGCAGCGTAGGATTCTTCGTAAGTTCCCACACAACCCGGTAAGCTACCATACGAGACTTCTGATGGTCACGAGGGAACAGAACGAGTTGGTGAGTCTTGCTGTCTTGACGTGTCCACCAGCCGAGCAACTCAGAGTGACATTGACCAAGGACTTGCTCAGGAGCAACAAGCTTGATGAAGGTCTCTAAGTCAGCCTCGGCAGCTAGACGGATTGTGTCGTTGACTGATAAAGAACTCATGTGACAATAATACCACAGTTGATTTGGTTTGTCAAGTGGTGCTTAAAGACCAAGTTTTCACTCAGCCTCTTGGATCACCAGATCGCCAGCGTCCACCTGACGCATGATTTCGTCGTAGTGGCGGTTGCCGGGGACGGGAGGGACAAAGCACTCTTGTCCATCAATAGTGGCTCGAATGGAAGCGTTAGCGCCAGACAAAGCGTCATTGACGTATTTAGCCAAGGTGATGTTCATGGTGTTCATAGCTCCGCATCCGCTTTCCATTTGCTTCTAAAATATGCGCCAGAGTTATTTCCACTCGCAACTGCTGTTGTTCTAAACCCGTGAACATCATTCACCGTAGCACCGATGCCTGCATTAAATCCAGAAAGGTTTTCTCCTGTGATTGTCACCGTTGGTGACACCCTCTTGGTGACAGCAAACCCACAACTGGTAAAATAATTAAACCCTGTTGTTGTGTTTCCAGACCAGAACATTGAATTGCCATCAAATGACAGTTCTTGCTCATAATACCGCTGGCACCGCGCCAACTCAGGCCCCAATTCTGGCTGCTTGTAGAGGTCCGTCGCCGCCGTGGTGTGAGTGCCTTGCTTGATGTGGATGCCCCACAGGTCAACGCCGATGGTTTGCAGGCCGAGGGAGTTGGTGCGGGCGTTGAGGTCGCTGCCTGCGGAGGTCCAGAAGTTGAGAGCCAACTTGTCGTTATTGTTCGACCCAAGAGTTTTACCCGTGATTGATGGTACGGCAAACGTCAGCGCAAACGGAGCGAACGATGCGGCAAGAGTAACAGTCTGGGGTGCGACTTGAACTGAAGCAGAAGGAGAACCACCGCTGCCAAAATACTGCTCAACCTCAACAGCCATGTTGCCAGAGCCGCTAGACCGCCGCGCCCAGCCAAGAATGGTAATGGTCTGCCCTGCGTAACTGCGAACGCTCTCAATGCCTTGAGCGATAACCGCAAGATGGCTAGACAATGTTTGCCCGCTCACAGTTTGTCGCAGAAAGTAGGTTGGGCTGTTGTTGCCGAGGGTGTCTCCAAGCGTGAAAGCCTGCCGCGATTGAGTTACAGTCCCACCAGAAAGGTCATTAGTCCACCGATCCGCCGCGACATACCCCGACGAAGTGCTACTCGTCCCCCGCTGCCAGAAGTCGAAGGCCCCGTTGATGATGCGGTTTTCAGGGTCCAGAACGCCGGGGCGCAAAGGAATGCCGTTCACGGTCGCCGTGGTGCCGCCAGATGCGTCCAATAGGGCGTTGGTGCGAAGTGTGGACATTAGTTGGCCTCCAATGCGGTCAGGCGGGTCTTGAGGTTGGCGATCTCAGCCAAAGCCTCTTGCAGTGCGGCGGTCAAGAGCGGCACCAATTTGCTCTGGTCGATGCCTTGATATTGAGGATTTCCGTCAGCATCAACTTCGTCCTTGGCACCTGTCACAGCTTCGGGGACAACAGCCTGCGCCTCATGCGCGAGGAATCCGTCAACCCGTGAGCCGTCAACCTTCCATGCGAAGTTCACAGGCTTGAGCGCCAGCACCCGCTCCGAGGCACCAGCCATGGGTTGCCAATCTTCCTTGAGGCGGTAGTCGGAGGAGGTGTTGTAGGCGGTGGTGGTGCCGCTTGTCGTGACCGTGCCAACCACACCGTTTCCATTTCGAAACTCAAGCACATACTGCGTTGTGGTGACACCAGAAGCGACCCCAATCCCGTAGTTGTTTTTGGTTGCCACTTGAAAAACAGCAGAGCCGTCTGGCCCTGTTCTGTTCACCAACAGGTTCCCGCTGCTATCAATCCTTATGGCCTCCGACCCACCCTCAGCAAAGGCGATGGTATCCGCAGCCGGGAAGAAGATACCCGTGTTGCTGTCACCCGTGGGGTAGATCGCAGGCGCACCAGCCGAACCAGCAGGCACCTCGTTGGCGAGACCCGAGACGTTCACAGTCCCCGTAGCATCCGGCAGCGTAAGCGTCCTGTCAGTGTTCCCCGAGGGACTTGCTATTGTAAACGTACCTGTCCCAGAAGGGTTACCAGAGAGGGTTATCTTGCTCATTCGTACTGGCCCTTTTCATTACGGACACGAGGCTTGCGGTTTTTAGCTGCTTCACTCATTGTTGACCTATATTCTTCACCAAGTGTAAGACCTTTGTTCCAAGGGGCTTTACCTAGTTTAGCTTTAGAAAGTTTCGCTTTATGTTCTTCAGAGAAAGTCTTACCTTTATTCCAAGGTACTTGGTGCTGAAACCCACCTAAACCACCCTCAGTCATGTTTGTAAGATCGACACCAGAGCGTTTAAGGCATTTAATCAGACCAGCCTCTAGCTCAAAGGCGATATCATCTGTCGAACACTCCATACGACCAATCAGAATGTTTTCCTTGCCGTACTTAGCTACCGTTCTGGTGTGTCGTTCATTACGGTCGTATAGCTTTCTAGAACGACGTACAGTACCTTTACCTACGTAGAACGGAGTTCCGTCTGGTTTGCAGTGGAGGTAAGCGTAGCTCATTGGCATTAGTCGTGGGCAGCGATGGTAAACGCACCTGATCCCGAAGGATTGCCTTGGAGTTTGATCAGCGACATTATTGGGCCTCCTCTGGGGCTGCGTCAGCCTCTTGGATGGTAAGTTCACCAGCCTCGACAGCAGCCATAATGGCGTCGTAGTGCCTATTGCCGGGCGCTAATGGCACTGACCATTCGGTGCCGTCGATTATAGCTTTGATGCTGCCGATGCTGCGGTCAAGCCCGAGGGAGTATTGGGCTGATGTGATGTTCATTGCTTACAACTCCGCGTCTATAGAAATGTTCGGATTAGTAGCATCAGGATTAAAACGAACTTCGGCGCAAGCGGCTACGGCAAGCCCACTAAGCCCTGTCATATCCATTCGGCAACCTCTTGTGTTGGTTAAGAATGATACCCCTGTAGGCGAAACATGAGACCCATTTGCTATTAAAGGCTGGACGTGTGAAACGCCAGAAACCGACACCGTTGGATTAACTCGTTTTTCAACCAGAAAATCTAGTCTAGATAAAACACGAGTGCTGGAGTAAGCCATGCCAATTCCAATGATTGTCTCAATGGTATTTGTCTCCGTGATCCGCTCATAATACCGCTGGCACAACGCCAACTCAGTCCCATAAGGTCTGCGCTCAAAAGGCGTGGCGATGGAGCCAGCTTCGAGTTGGACGCCTGTGATGTAGAAGGTGGCTCCGTTGGTGCCGACTATGCTGGTTGCACCTGTAGCAGACGGAGTAAACGCCCCAGCCCACGCTCCTGCGGTCCCGCTAAGAGTTGACCCTGTTCCAAGGCTAAACTCAATGTAAATGCCAACAGTATTGTCTGTCGCCCATGTTCCAGATGTGTCGCCAGCAATTGTGACTGTCTTTTGCTCCCATGTGTTTGCCGAACTGATTGCGTAGGTGAATGGGTAGCTGCGGTTTGCGTTGTTGTTAAAAAATGCCGCGCCAAATGTGCCTGTCAGTGAACTGCGAACCCAAAAAGACAAGGTGATAGACGAAGCAGAAGCGGAGCCAAACGCAAAGTCACCCGCGTTCAGGCCCTCAACTGCATGCTGCAAGCCAAAGCGATCACTGCTAGTGATTGAGTAAGACGACAAAGATGTAACCAGCAAAGACTTAGTAAACCCAGCAGGCGCAACAGAACTTTGCTGAACCGAATATTTTGCAGACTGTGACAGCTTGGCCTTCCAGCGATCCAGTGTATAGGCATTATCAGCAGGCGTCACACTCGCCCCAGAATTTCTCTGGTCAATCCGCATGTCGCCGTTGATGATGCGGTTGCGTCCCGATACGTAAGGAACGGAGCTGCTCGGTACAGTGCCAGTTAGATCAGCCGCATCGACAGCCCCATCAAATGCAGGTGCAACGATGCCAGTTGTTCCGTTGATTGTGACAGTCATAGGATCACCCAGTTAGAGCCAGTAGGAATGGTAACGGTTACACCAGAGTTTACACTGATAGGCCCAGTAGACATTGCGTTCTTGTTGGTCGTGATCGTGTAGTTACTGGTTACAGTCTGACCGTTCTCAATAAAGACTTCATCTGTACCGCCACCAGTTGCACCACCACCGACAGAACCCCAAGAGGTACCGTTGTAGCCCTCGAACTTGGTGACATCAGAATTGAAGCGGAAGTAGCCCGCCGCAGGTGAGCCATCACGTTGTGCCTCAGCACCGACAGGAATCTTAGCCGACCCAGTGTCAGAAGTCTTTTCTACCCGATCCGCGTTAACGAACGTTTTGATCTGAGTGCCTGTGACCTTCTTAGAGGTAAGGCTATCATTGACCTCGAACTCCTGCGTACCAGAGGCAGAAGCGGCGGCTGGTAGTTGGCTGATCTTTACGTTAGCCATGAGTTAGTAAATCCTTTTCCATCTTCCAGTGAGATACTTGTAAGCCTTCTCAGGAACGACCCAATCATTCTCGTATTTGACGTACGGTACAGCACGGAGCCAAGAGGACTGATACTTAGCGTACGGTTCACTGACGAAGAGAACGACAGAAGGTTGAGAGACTATGGACCCGTACGCCGTGTTAGGTTGGTAGCCAGAGACGATACGAGTATCACCTTCCTCAGTAATCCTTACGTCACCATTCTCAAGCAGTCTGATTACGTTTTCATCTTCTTGGTCGAATAGTCCGTATGCTACCAGCTTAGGTGTCGCAGAGAAGATACCCTCAGCTTGGATATCCGACGCACCTGCAAACTTGAACCCTGCAACAGAAGCGATAGAAGACGCACCAGAGAGGCTAGTCGCACCGGGTTGAATCCTTACTCCTGAAGAGGAGAGTGTGCCTGTAGCGATCCCTACGTGCGCTCCTGAGGCTACTAGGTCACCATCTACACTAGTAGTACCTTGGCCGTTAAGAGCGGTACGACCAAAGAGGATAGCTTCTCCTACAAGGAGGGTGCTACCCGTTGACGACAAACTGACTGAAGCTAGTACAGTAGCGTTACCGACAACAGACAGTGAGCCTTGAGCCGTTAGGTCTGCAAAGCCATCATAGAACTTCTCGGTGACCCTAGAATCCCCATCCTCAAGGATACGGAGGTCACCACCCTCTGTTACACGATAGCCTTCCATCCTAACCTCCTATGGATTAGGCGATGGTAAGGTCGATGTTACCGATTGCAAATTCCAGAGTGTCGCCGTCAGCAATAGTCTTAGAAGCCGTCATAGCACCGTGCCACAGCAGGTTACCAGAGGTGGAGGCGTCGTGAATACCGATGTGGGTAATCGTACCCCAGCTACCGCCAGCAGCCGTAAAGGTCACAGCACCTGAGTTAGAGGTTGTACCACCGGGGGTCGATGCTGCATCAAACGCCACAGTCTGACGCGAATAGCCATTACCCGACACCTCAGTGCCACCACCCGAGTCAGAAGGGGCAGCGGTGTACAGGGCGACGTACCAAGCAGTAGGACGAGTAGCACTACCAGTGGTCATTAACCAATCCAGTAGAAGCTTCTCCGAGTAGTCAGATAGAGCAGCCATATGATCCAGCCTTATGCAGTTGTGACTTTGAACCAGATATCCCCGTTAACACCACCAGAAGGGGGTTGAGGACTGATTGTCGTTTTATTAACCAACGTGAATACGTCGACACCACCAATAGTCAGGCCACCAGCATTCAGGATGTCGTAGCCATTCATGTCGAAGTCAGCGTTCATAGCGTTAGGCAGACTACCGTCCAACGACACAGTGTTGTCAAAGGCATCACGCAGAGCTTGGAAGTTCTGGTTGATCTCCGAGGTGGAGTTGAAGCCTGACGTAATGTTGTTGATGGAAGGTTTCTTCGACATAGTTATTGAACCTTGATCCCTAGACGCTCCGCATCCTCAGAGAGTAGCGACAGAGCTTGCTGATTCATCTCTTCTTCTTCCTTGGCCTTCAGTTTCTCTTTAGCCTTGGAAGCACTCTTGTCGTCAAGCCACCCACGCTCCAAGAGAAGCTTAGCAGCACCAAACGAAGAACGGCCACCCGTACGCATCTCATCTGCGATAGAACGAATAGCCTCAGACTTGATCTTAACCTCGACTTCCTTACGCCATGCCTCTACGTCTTTCTTGATGTAGTTGCTATTGGACAGTTGAAGCCAAGTCTCCCACGAACCGAAGACCGCCCAAGCGAAAGTGTACTCCGTAGGGTCTGTGACACAGTACGACAAATACAGCTTACGCAAGGACGTGTACGTCTTACCCTCACGCACAATGTCAGCTTCCTTGAGGGTGAAGATAACGTGCTCAGGCTCAAAGTACGAAAGCTCCCAGAAGAGAGACTTGGTGCGTAGCTTGCCTTGTGACGTACGTAGCTGGGTCTCTGTGAAGAGCACGGTTTCTCTACCTTTGAGTAAGAACGAATCACTTAGTGGCAATTATACCACACTAGGTTCTAGTTTGTCAACCCCCTACGTGATGAGCGGAAATCCGCCTATAGGATACGACAAGAAAGAAGGGGCTTGACAGAAGTGAAAAACCTGTGTATAATAAAACTGTCCTTTGGCGGACCCTAGTATATAACTATAGTATTCTTATCCTCAAGGTTCACTCCTACGTTATACTTAAGGAGAAGCTACAGATTCTGCCATAGGTGGACCTAAGGTCAGACTGATGCAGATTACTCGAAGAGTAACTGTAAGATTCCTTGGCAGTACGTAAGTACAGCGTCTGTAAGATAATCAATACCTAAGCACTACTCACGCACCCCTATGGTTCACTCCGTAGGGGTTTCTTCATTTGTCGTCATAGAACTTACGTAGAGCGTAGGGATACCCTGTAGGTCTGGGAATTTTTATGAGAAAATCTTTAGGTGCATTTCATGAATATGGCATGGCCCCC